CGCACCAACAAGGTGAGCTACGGCCAGGCCGGCAAGGCCAAGGGCGGCGGCGACCGCATCAAGCCCGGCACCGCCAAGGGCGATGCGTACTGCGCCCGCAGCTGGGGTCAGATGCAGCGCAGCCCAGCGGCGGCACGCAACCCGAACAGCCCGCTGCGGCTCTCGCGTGCGAAGTGGAAGTGCAGCGGCAAGACCTCGAGGAGCTGAACATGGCGAAGAAAGCAGCGAAGCGCGGCCTGTACGCGAACATCAACGCACGGCGCAGGGCCGGCACCAGCCGCCCGAAGTCGAAGTCCACGGTCAGCCCGGCCTCGTACCGTGCGATGAAGCGCGGATTCAAGTGAGCCGGCCATGAGGGTCCGGCTCGGCGGCAAGTACTGGACGCTCAGGTTCAGCCCGAACCTGGCCGACTACGGCAACATGGTCGACCCGGGCCATGCCGCAGGCAGGGTGCTCCGCATCGCCACGTGGCAGTCCGAGGAGGATCGTTTGGACACGACCCTCCATGAAGCCATACATTGCTGCCGACCGGAATTAGACGAAAGGGCCGTCACCGACCTGGCGAACGACCTGTCTCGACTGTTGTGGAAGCTCCAGTACAGGCGCGAAGGCTGACCCAGGACGTATCCGCAAATCAATGACGGGCGTCGATTTCCGCTTACGGGATGGCTTCCGTTTGCAGAAACGCATACAAACTGGTTAACCAACGGCAATCGTCAGTCACGCCAGTACACCTCGTCGCCCCGGCGGTAGTTCCTGAAGTCGCGCTCGCCCTTGACGTACGAGGTGAAGTGCGAGTCGATGTACTGCACGTAGTTGTTCGGCAGCAGCATGAACCAGCCTGAACTCGTCTCGATGAGGTTCAGGGGCTTGTGCTCCTGCGGGTAGCGGCTGAAGCCATCCGCCCAGTCAAAGACGATCCCCGTGTGCCGGCCCGTGAATCCGGGCCTCTCGCCAAGTGCGGTCTTCTGGGAAACGCCCATGCACGGCAGGCCCTCGAGGTAGTGGAGGTGCACGGCCTCGAGGTGCTCGCCCATGCCGCCCCAAGGAACGAGCTCGCGTGATCCGCCGCCGGCGACCGCCTGCGGGTGGAACGCGGTGGTCATCGACATGAGGTGCAGCGGGATGCCGCACCAGTGCGCGCCCGTCTCGAGCAGGATGTGCGCGAGGAGTTCCTGCCCAGGCCGGCAGTACGCCGCGTGCCAGATGCCGCGTGTCGTGCCCTCGGGCATCTGCGGCCCGAGCGCCGAGTTGTGTACTTGCACGTAGAGATGAAACGGAAGATTTGCGTGGCGCGGCATTTGCGTAGGTATACTGCCGGTGCGGAGGGGTGAGTCTGAGGTGGCTTCGGCCCCAAACACTCACAGGGGCATCGGCAGAAAGGCCGCGAGGCACGGCCCGGTGCAGCGCACCCTTGGTGTAGCAAACGCATTCCGCCATCGGGCAGGCCAGGCTAAGACCTGGCGCTGCCCACCTGACCAGCAAACTAGTCATGTGACAAAGTCACCACACTTGTTGACAAGTGTCATCAGTTTGTCACACGCCCGAAACGAAACGCGGCCCGGGACTTGCGTCAACCAGGCCGCGCTTCCGGGGGTTCAGTCAGGTCGCGACGCGCTCGGCGGCGACTTGCCGCTCTGCCTCGTCAGAGAGCCGCGCCTGACGCGGGAACGGTAACCCGGCATTTCGCGGAAGTCAAGGCTTGACCGCCGGAATCCGGTCGTTACCATGGGGCGCAAGAGCGGCTGCAACTGCTCAACAACCAAACGACCGTGGGCAGGGCGGGTCAGTGTGCAGCCGCTCCCCGCCCTGCCCCGGTCATGTGACGCACGGATGGCGCGACCTATCACGACCGAAATCCTTGAACTGCGCGGCCTCACGGGCGTGCAGAAGCTGGTGCTCGTCGCCATCGCGTCCCACGGGCAGACCGCCTTCCCGAGCCAGCGCCGGCTTGCCATGCTGACCAGCCTGGGCGTCCGCACCGTGAAGCGTGCCGTGGCCGACCTGCGCGCCAAGGGCATCCTGGCGACCCATCACGACCGTGTGTCCCTGACTTACACCGTGGTCATGGGTGGTGCCACAGCGGCACCAGTGGTGCCTGAGCGGCCCCTGGGTGGTGCCACAGCGGCCCCTCCGATGGTGCCACAGCGGCCCCCTAACTCTAAAGGGAACTCTAAAGAGAACTCACCCCCTATAGCCCCCCTGAAGGGGGGCCGGCGGCGACGCCGCCAAGAAGCAGAAGCAGACCCGAACTGGACCCCATTCTGAAAGGCAGGCCATGAACGACCAGATCACGTGGGCAGACAACAAGCGCTACATGGTTTCCCTCTGGCCCCGCTGGAAGCCGACCGAGGCCGAGGCCGGCCTCATCAACAGCCGATGGTGCCACCTCGACCAGGAGAAGCTGCGACTGTGCATGGACAACAACCGCCTCAAGCGCAGCCGCGTCCCGGACCTCGCCGCGATCCACCAGGAATACTGCAAGATCACCGGGCACGGGAACCCCGGCCAGCACGTGGTCGAGCGCACGAAGCGCTACATCGACGAGACACGCGGCCCGACCGAGGCCGAAACCGCCGCATGGGAGCGCGAGGCAGACGAGATCCTCGCCACCGCCACGCCCGAGGAAATCAAGGCCGCCAAGGAACACTACGGTATTGACCCGCAGACCAATCGCGTCCTGAGTCTGATGGTCCAAACGCTGCGCGACCGCCGGCGAGGCAGGCGAGCGTCCTGAAAAACCATCGTTTCATTGCGAAATGCGAAACGAAACGAACGCTTTGTAGCATCGCCCGCATGGCGGGAAGGCGCAGACCGAAGCACAACCCCATCCTCCTGGCGCAGTTCGATGACTGCCTCCTCGGGATCATGTACCCACGCCCCGACGAGGAGAACTGCATACCCGTCGCCGTATACAGCGCCGAGATGATCGCCGCACGCCTGCGCGACAACGAGAACATGACCATGGCCGAGGCACGCTGCTTCGTCACCGACCGCATCGAGCAGAACTACCTCGGCCCAGGCACCCCTAGGATCATCTGGCCGGCAACCGCCGAGGATTTCGGTGAAGTCATCACCTCGCAGTGATATACTGCGGGCAATGCATATCCGTTCGTATGAGGACTTCAAGGCGGCGATCACGCAGGCCGTGACCGACAAGGGAACCACGCGCTCCGCACTCGCACGCCGCCTCGAGGCCCAGGGCGCACTCCGAGCACATACCGTGCAGTGCCTCCTCTCCAATGCCCCCGTAATCGGGCGCAGACGCCCCACGTTCGATTCCGTGCTCAAGATCGCCCACGAGGCCGGATTCGACCTCCGGCTCGTCCTGAAGGATTCCTGACCATGCCCAGCAAGTCACCCGCCCAGCGCCGCCTCATGGCAGCCGCCGCCCATTCCCGCGCCTTCGCCAAGAAGGTCGGCGTCCCCATGAAGGTCGCCAAGAAGTTCAACCGCGCCGACGTCCGCGCAAAGGGCCGGCGGAAGAAGTGACCACCCTCGTCGCTTACGACGATAACGGCCGCCGCGTCGGCCAGACGCACCACAATGCCACGATCACGGACGAAACCGTCACCCTCATCCGCGTGCTCCACGAAGACCGTGGATGGGGCTATCGTCGCATCGCCAAGCACCTCTCCCTCCGCTGGCAGACGGTCGCGAAGATCGCCCGCTACCAGCGCCGCTCCGCAGTCCCCACCGCCTGGCGGCGACCTCGTCGTGCGCCGGAAGGTCGGGCGGCCGGCGTTGACCAAGGCGCCTGAACCGCTTGCTAGCGAAGTGCTTACGTGGCTTGCGCAAGGCAAGACCCTCACCGCGTTCTCCAGCCGAGAAGGCAAGCCCGACCGCGTGACTGTGCATCGATGGATACAGGCTGACCCCGAATTTGCGCAACGCTACAGGGAAGCACGCGAGTCCGGGCTCGATGCCATGTTCGAGCAGTGCGGTGAGATCGCGGACATCGAGCCGGAAACTCCCGTGCAGGCAGCCTGGCGTCGGTACCAGATCGACACCAAGCTCAAGATCCTGCGCATGGCAAACCCCGCCAAGTACGGCGAGAAGGTCGCCGTGGACCACGGCGGCGGCATCGTCCTGAACGTCATCACCGGCGTCCCGGATGCCTGAGACGATCCGGCTCGGCTACGAGCCCAGGGCGTGGCAGCGCAAGTGCCACCTCGAGCGCCGCCGCTTCACCGTGCTCGCCCTGCACCGCCGCGCCGGGAAGACCGAGCTCGCGCTCATGGAACTCATGCACCGGGCGGTCAAGTTCACCGACGAACTGGGGTTCTTCGTATATGTCGCTCCGTTCCTGAAGCAGGCCAAGGCCATCGCCTGGGCGCGCCTGAAGCAGAAGATCGACCCGTTCATCCGCTCGGCCGCCGTCGAGATCAACGAGGCCGACCTGGCCGTGACGTTCAAGCACAACAAGGCCACGATCCGCCTGTTCGGCGGCGACAACCCTGACGCACTCCGCGGCGTGCGCCTCGACGGCTGCGTCATCGACGAGGTCGCGCAGATCAAGCCCGAGGTCTGGAACGACATCCTCCAGCCCGCCCTCTCCGACCGCAAGGGATGGGCCATGTTCATCGGCACGCCCGCCGGGATCAACCTGTTCAGCGAGCTGTTCTACCGGGCTGGCTCCTTGCCCGACTGGTATGCGGCGAGGTACACGGTCCACGACACGGACGCCCTCGACGCCGAGGAGGTCGAGCGCCTCCAGCGCGACATGCCCGAGCAGGCGTTCGCACGCGAGTACCTCTGCGACTTCAGCGCCGCCGGCGATGACCAACTCATCAGCCTGTCCGAGGCCGACGCCGCCGCCAGCCGCCGCTACCCGGACGGGGACGTCCTCGAGTTCCCGCTGGTGATCGGCGTGGACCCGGCCCGGTTCGGGGATGACCGCAGCGTCATCGTCCTGCGCCAGGGCCTGCGGATGGAAGACCCGGTCATCCGGCAGGGGATTGACAACATGAACCTCGCGGCCATCGTCGCCAGCATCATCGAGGACCGCGACCCGGACGCCGTGTTCATCGACGCAGGCGCCGGCTCAGGCGTCATCGACCGCCTGCGCCAGCTCGGCTACGAGGTCACCGAGGTGCCCTTCGGCGGCAAGGCCACGTTCCC